AATATCATCAATACCACCTTTTGAGCGTGGTATAATATGATCTTTTGTCATTAAAATTTCATCACCATTATCATCAACTGCATACAAATTCAGATGATATGTTAATTGGTCTGCAAATTTTTCTTTTGCAAAATACTTTCCTTCAATTCCGCAAATCACACATTTACAACCTTTAGTGAAAAAAGTCTGGTATCTCTGGCTGTTACCTTTAATCAAATCTCCATCAAAATCCACTTTTGCAAGTCGTTTATCTTTCTCAAACAAAACATCTTTAATCTTATCGTATACCTCATCTATGGAATATGTGGATTTTCTGATGAGATTGTCATGTTTTGGTTTAAACTCATGTAATCTAATATCTTTATTTGAAATAAAAACATTTTCTGCATTTTCCTTGTCTAATAAGTCAACCAAATCTCTTACTGTATGAATTTTATTGGTAATAGAAATAGTATTACCATTCCATTTAATTCCTGTAATCTCTGTATCAAGAGTAGGCGACAACGGATTATTGTTCTTTGGAAATTCTGTATCTAAGAAATCCTCAATTGTCTTATATTTACTTTTCAATCCTTTCCCATTTATAGAATAATTAAATTTCAAACCTTTAAATTGCTGTTTCTTACTCATAAAACATATCTCCTTATAATTTAATGTCACCTATTTATTCTCTTATCTCAGCTCAATCTCACCATATTTTAATGTGTTATCTTCAAACATTTTATTACCCCGATATTTACCAATAAAACAACGTTTAAACGAGGTCGTAATACCAGTTACTGCCGATACAAATTTTAATTCTTGCTCAATTGGCTTAATTAACGTATCAAGCGTCTCTTTGTTTGCAAATATATACGGCTCATGCCCTTCTTGATATACGAATTCTGCAATTTTTGTATTTAACTTATCCACATTTATCTTATCTACTATTGAAAATGTCTCCATTTATTGTTCTCCTTTCCAAACTTTAAATATAACTTTCCCACTATCCGTAAATACAAATATTATCTTTATTTAGGTAAATATGAGAAAAACCACCTATTGTATCAGAATTCATATCATGAATCAAAATTGTTTTATCACCGAATCTTTCTTTTACAGCTTGTAATAATTCAATGAATTCTGAAATCGTATATTGTCCTTCTTTTTCTAAATAAAGAGCTTTTGTATTATTACCATAAAAATCTACCCAGTCTTGTTCTTTGATCAATAATTTCTTACCTCCAAACTCTAAGAAATGCTTCATTCCTGTTTCCAATCTTCTATATATTCCAATATCCAACTATCGTATTTATTTTCTTTAATTAACTGCTGATATAAATTTATCCATCCTTGTGCTGAAAGACCTTTATACTTCAAAACGCATTCTTTCCAACGTTTGTGTACAAAATGACCTCTTGTTTTTAACTCAATGCATTTCACACATTTATCGTATAATTTCTTGGAATACCAATTCGATCTCCTTCTATTCCAGCCATTAATTCCGCCATCTATAAATGCTTCAGTCGGATCATATCTGCTTCTCATATCAGTAAGAATTCTGTCGTATAACTCAGTTTTTGCATTGTATAAACAATGAAGCAGAAAATAGATGTCTTCATAATCATTTTTAAAATTCCATTCTTCAATATTTAAATCAAAATACATTATTCTCCATTCCTTACTACATCAAACTTAATTGGTAACATAGCTGTAAATCTACTCTTCATCCAAGGTTTTTCTTTAGTTGCAAATTCATCTCCAAACTCTTCTGCCAATACAAAATCACCGACAGTATAGATGATAGAATATCCAGTTAAGTCCTTTGGTATCTCTTTATTTACATTACAGGTTTTAAGATGAATCATTTTATCTATGCACTCACCCATTAAATCTTGAAAGAATACAAATGTTCCATCACAATTGCAACGTTGCATTGTGAAATATTCAAAATCTGCATCTGGATCATGCTTAATAATTACATTAAAATAAGGTTTGTCACCTTTAAGATAAGGTACATCTGCTAAAATTGTTCCATCTTTGGTGTTAAACAGCTCTCGTATATCCTGTTCAATCATGGATTCATATTTATTATTCTCCATGCCATTACACTGACCTGATGCAATTCGTTCTTTTACAAATTCTAATGATTTACCCATAATTCACCTCCTCGAATGAAACGTGGTTCTCTTGGCTTTTTCAATCTCTTAAAGCCTTGATTTTAGGGCATTTCAGATTGTTGTTCTAAGCCGATAACAGAGATTACTTATAAATCCTTCTATCTCGTTATGAATATTTGCTGTATCATCTTCCATATACTCAACGTACAAATAAGACAATGCATCTTCTTTATCCAGTAAAAACTCTTCAAAGTCATCTGGTATAATATTCTCTGAAAAATAATTAATAATCTCTTCTTTGATACAATACTCATATGAATATCGTTTTAATAGTTTCTCGCTTAATAAGTCGGAATTGGTGACTAAATCACCAATCCAACTACTCATCTCCTCGTTTAATCTTTGTGTTAATTTATCCATTTTAATTTACTTTCACCTGTATAACCCTTCTCAAACTCGTACCAAGCATAAGCAACTGCACTACCACCACCTGCTCTCATTTCATCAAAAAGAGCGTTCTTCGCACATAAGATACGACTGCTTGAAACATAAACACATTTTGGTGGGTACTTTTTAAATAATTCCTTACGAGCTTTTCCTTCAAGGAACTGAACTTTAAGGAACATAAATACTCTGCAACCATCAGGGATTAATGTCATTGCATGTTCAATAAATTCTTTTGCATATTTGTATGGGGGATTTGTTAAGATATCGCCATTCCAAGGCTAATTATATGTAAGAAAATCAATTCCACCTTCACCATAACCTCTATCGATCAGGTCAGTGGATCGAACTTCATAACCGAAGCTCTTTAATCTTTCAGATAAATGTCCTTCGCCACAGGAACATTCCCAGATAGGTTTGTCAAATGTAACACCACCATCTTTTAATAAGACATCAATTGCAATAGGATCTGTCGCATAATAATCCTCATTCTGTCTTTCCTTATCGGTGTGATTACTTGCACCTAAAGTCTTAAAAATACTATTCTTATTACCTGTCCAATCTTTTTCTGTATTATTTTTCAAATTTGTTCACCAATAGTAGCTGCGCAGCTTTACTCACATGTGAACATTTATCCTTTCTTTAATTGTACTTACTTTGTTATATTCTCTGTTACTTCTTTCTAATACTCCATAAATAAGGACTACTACATCCACAATGATGAATACCATCTCCAAGAACACATCTTCTGCAATCTTCATATTCTTCATGTGTACTACAATACTCTTTAACTGTATTTATAGCATTTATAATTTCTTTATTTATTGATTCTGGTTCAATATACTCTCTTTCTTCAACTCTCATAATCAATCACCTTTGTCGTTTTTGATTGTACTTTTTGCTTGCTTCTGAAAATACGTCATAGATACTTCTATATTCACCATCACTATTTTGTATATCTGTATCAAATAATTCTTTAAAGAATACTTTAAATGCTTCTAATTGTTCTGATTCTGACACATTTTCATCAATATCATAATTTATGATTCTTATTGCTCTGTCTAATTCCAATAGATCACCTCCTCAAGAAACCAAAATTTCTTGTTAGTTTTACTTTTCACTATATGTAAATAACTTCTCGATTCTAATATTCTTATCATCACTTTTTTCTTTATTACTATCTAAAAGTGTTTTCGTTTCTTTCTGCCAAATGCACTTAAAATCATCAGGCATGTTATATTCACTAATTAAAACAGTATTATTTACACTTGCCTTCTTAACCCATTCGTAAAATTCTTCATATGGGAAGCCTCCAGTTAAATACTTTGTTGTATCACGATACGGAATGTCACAATAAATTACATATTTTTTAATTTTGTCTAAGGGAATATCTCTGAAGTCGAATACTTCAAATTGAATATTTTTAAGATTTGGGATTTGTTTGATAGTATTTTTATATGCCTCTAATGAATAATTACGTTTTCCAACCTTGTCTCTTCTGTATCCACCAAACCATTTCCCACCATATGAAAGCTGAAAACCAACATACCCAACTAAATAATCTGGATATTTTTCTTTATTGTTCTTAATATCTTTATATTTTTCTTCTGTAATATCTTCTGGCGGTATCCAACCTTCTGATAACTTTTTAAGTACAGCAATTAAATATTTATGATTGTCTGTACCTATCCTTTTATTACATTTAATTTTATCAATCATATTAGCACCTCCAACAAAAGGCTCTAAATATCCTTCCGTCTCATTAGTTATGTATGATTGAATAATTGGTGCTAAATCTTTACTTAATCTATTTTTGCTACCAACGTATTTCATAAATTACTTGGAGTAAGGAATTCCTTCTTGTGTACACGAACCTCATCTCCTTTCATTATTTTATTCTCTTAATTATTGTGATTTTTGAGCGACTTGCTCTTAGATTTTCAAAAAAACTTCGGTTTACTGTGTCTTTTGTAATATCATTTATTTACTATGGTAAGTCAACAATATTGTATCTAACAGTACCATCGTCATATTTCCTGGTTTCTAATATTCCATCAACATATTCTCCAATTTTGTCTGAATATTTGTTATATGTATTACTACCAGAAATATTATATTCTACACCGTTATATTCAACAGTAATCCTATAAACTGCTGGATGCGATTGTGGTATCATCGTTTTAGTCGCAGGACTATAATGCATTGTTGTATAAACAGCCCTGTGATATTCATCTATTATTTTTACTTGAACCGTAGATGTTTCGGTGCTAATGCATTTTGCACAGCCGGTTAATATAAACATTAATGCTAATAGTAAAACCAAACTATATAAAATTTTCTTCTTCATATGATTTATTCTCCTATCATCTAATTTTTTTCGTAAGTCTTTTCAAAAATATCTGGCTTACAAGGATATACTTCACCATTGACAACTAAAATTATGTAATCACCATATTCCGATTTCATTGTTCCTTCCAATGTTTTGATATGACATGTACCATCTTCGTGAATTACAATAGTATTATTTGATACTCTATCCATAAACCAATCTGGTAAAGAATTGTCAATCATATATCTAACTGCTTCGATCACTACTGGTTTCTTTCTGTATTTCATGTTGCTTACCTCCTGTTATTTTATTCTCCTTTAAATTTGACGTTATTGCTTTTCATTGTACTTAATAATTCTTCTAACGATCTTCTTCCAATATCTTTCCAACGAATGATGTCATCAGATGTGTAATTACTCATATCTTCAATGTTTTCAATTCCGTGCTTATGTAAAATTGTGTACAATCTAACCGAAATATCCATTTCTGCAATTTTCAAAATATCAATTCTCCTTCCCAATTAAGATATTATTCAAATCGTCTATAATGTCATCACATATTACAATTTTTCCACGCAGATACCCCTTATCCCAAAATCCATACTCTGATAGTTCACTATCATCTGACATTTGAGAAAGTTGCTTCTCATATCTTAGTTTTCTTTTTTCATATTTTTCAATTAATCCCATTCCAACCTCCAAAGGAAATCTATGTTTCTTTGTAAAAATATTACTATATATAGTGTCTATATTTTCCATAAACACTATATATAGTATTTCATTTACGCCTGATACACAAAACTTGGCATTGGCTGTAATTTAAACAGATTTTTCTCATGCATTGAATCAATCTTAGCTTTTACTTCCTCACTTGGCTCAATTCCATCTCTGATATATGCATCTAATTCAGTATAAGTAAATCCAAGGTTATCTTCATCAGTCTTTCCACAAAGACCATCGGTAGGTGTCTTATCAACTAATTCTGACGGAAGCCCTAACTCACGACCGATAGCTTTTACCTCTGTTACTGTAAGATTTTCTAGTGGACTAAAATCACCAGCAGCATCGCCAAACTTGCTACAATATCCAACCCAATTTTCTGAAAGATTACACGTATTAGCGACACGACCATTTACTGTCTGTGATACTGCATAAAGTGTAGCCATACGAATACGAGCAGGAAGATTTGTTGTTGTCTGAATTGATAACTCTTCATCTAATGATGTTTTAATTTCATATTCAGTAACATTCACAATTGTTCCGACTGGAATAATAGTACGTGGAATGTCTAAAAAACTGCAAAGTTTACGACTATATTCAATATCTCTTTGTCTTCCCTGTGGCATTAATACACCAAAAACTCTATCCTTACCAAGAGCTTCTACACATAATGCTGCCACAACACTTGAATCCTTACCACCAGAGATACCAACGACTGCCATACAGTCCTTACCATTCTTCTCAAAGAAATCCTTAATCCACTGAACGCAATCATTAGTCGCTTTCTTTACATCAAAATTACTCATGTCTAATCTCCTCTAACTCTCATAAGAATTTTTCCTAAATTATTTTCTCCAACACCATTCACAGTTCCCCAAATTTTATCACCCCAAGTATTACCTTCTTCGAGATGCTGATTATCAGTCTCAAGTAACTTTGCTTTGAGCTTTAAATTTTGAGTAAATTTCGCTTTTACAATTTCGTACATAACGTTGTACTTCACATCTTCCCAATCAGATCGAAGCTGAACTCTTCTACCAAGTTTCTTTGCAGATGATGGATCTAAATTCGTGAAACATTCTCTATCTGAAAAAGTTTTTGCTGATTGAAAAGCGGCTTCATTATTCAAATATGTAAGTCCTTCATATGTAACAGGAGAAGAATAAAAGTTGCTTAAAAAATAATATTTACCTCTAAATTCATTTATCATCCTTTGTCAAGCCTCCATAATTCAACATTGCAATCATAAAAAATATTCTCTATCATTTGATGTACTTCCTCCCAATTTGCACCGCCACGAACACATCCAATCTTATATGGCATTGCAATACTCATATTTTCCAAAACTGCATATGATTTCAAATTTTCAAAACATTTTCTTAAAGCATTGATATCTGTATACTGTTTTCCGTCATAACCATATGATTTTTGTGCAAATAAATTTGCATATATTCTTGCATCAATATTAGACTGAAAGTATCTAACAGAACCCAATAATTGTTCAGGTGTATTAATCGAACAAAAACTATGATAATCTTTATATACTTGCACATCATAATCACGGATCGCTTTTGCAACACCAGAATTAAAAGCACCTTTGCAATTAACCTGGTGTGCAATAATATCAGTGTTCGAAGTAAGCAAGTCTCCATCAATTATTTTAATCATTACTTACCTCCGTACATTCTGTTTCTGATATCCGCAAATGTGTCTTCTCTTACTAATTCTCCATCTTTAAATACAGTAGTAAGTAAACTGTTATCACTCATTTCAAGTAACTGATCTTGGCACTTTAATTCACCGTTATCATCGTACACTCTACAACATCCTTTATGAGATTTCTTTAAGTGACTTGTATCTGTCTTAGGATCTTTGAAAATCATTAACTTCTTGCCATCAATTACTCCATATGTAGCTTTCATTGCAATACCAAAAGTATCTCTTGTAACAACAATCATCTTGCCATTTTCAACGATTGCAGTGAAGCAAAAAGCTCCTACACCATAAGCAATATTATTAGCTGCGAAACCACGCTTTTCTAATTCTTTCCAAATAGTTTCTACATTAGAAAGTGTGCAGCCATCACCATAAATAATACCGATATGCGGATTTAATACCTTATAACCTTTACCATTTACAGAACCACCAAAAATCTCCCATAACCTTTCAACTGTCTTAACTGAAATCTCTACAATATCACCACTATCAGGACGAACCAAGAGCTTTCCATTATGATTCATAATCTCTTCTTTACACTGTGGAAGAATATTATTTACCATATTCCAATAATCATAAGTATCTGAAACCATACTAAATGATGTATTTGGATATAACTCTGTTAAAAGTCTCTTAACGAACGTAATCTCATCTCCATCAATTGAGAAATTAGCCCCCATTACAGAATGCTCAGTTGAGACAGCACCGATTCCAATACCATTATTCTTACAATCGGCATTGTAATATCTATCAATATAATTAATTGCTGGAATTGTAGATGTCTTATTAAATGAAAGCAACCATGATGCTGAACATCTTGTAGCTTCATCCATACAAGACATTCCTCTCATGCCAAAATCTGCACAAGCCATATTTCCAGGCAACCCGTCTGTTGTCTTGTTATACCAATAATCTGCAATCTCACGATACATATGACCGATAGTTGCATGACAACAAGGCTTCCATAATTCTACCTGAAGAATACATTCGATCCAAGCCAAGCAAATTTATCATCCGTATTTGTAATCTCAATACAAGGAACACCCATAGGAACAAGTGTACCTTCTGGTAATGCTCTAATCTCAAGTGGTAAATATCTTAATCTGTGAAGCTCTACAATCTTTTCTAAATCGTAATTATCTCTACCAATCTGTACATCCATTGAATCTGTATAAAGAGATAACATCTCATCTTCTGATAATTCAAAGAAATTCTTCTGAAAATATCCCATTAGATATTCCTTAATAAAAGCCTGTAATCCGAAGAAAACCATATGATTCTGATTCTCTAACATTGATTTACGTGGCACCCAATATGAAACTAACTTAGTTAATCCCTTTTGGATACATACGATCATGACACTGTTTATAAGTATCTGATAATAATAAAGCCATTGTGTTATCCATAATTTTAAACCTCCATAACTGTAATTTTTTCATGACTACCATTAAATAAACTGTTTGTCGTAAATAATCTGTTCACTGTATTATTCTCCAAAGACTTGATCAACGTTCCTTTTTCTTTATCAAGAATTGAATTCTCTGTATGTGTTGCATACGCATAAATCTCAGTTACACCATATTTCTTTAATTCTTCTGCGCTATAATAAAGTGAACCGCCATATGCGATAATATCATCAATCATTAACACAGCTTTGTCCTTCAAATCAATACTATTTGTTCTAATGTCTAATCCAAGAATCTTTCCAGTTTTCCAATCTCTTTTCTTTTCACCATAACAATATAGTAACTCAGGAAATAAATCTGAATATCTCTTAGCTGCACCTGCATCTGGGAAATAAAGTACAAGATTTCTCATACCAATCTTTGAAATAGCTTTATCAACATACTCTTTTGGATTTTCTTTTACACAATTATTGAGTAATGCAGTAGAAACATCGCTATGAGCATCTAAAACATAAACTGATGAAAATCCTAACCAATTGATAAAATCGCAAAAATACTTCAATGTGAATACTTCATCATCATTTTTTACTCTATCCATTCGTGCATTAGGAATATATGGAAGAGACAAATAATAATCCACATTAGTAAAAAATCTTTCAAGATGTTTCTTTACTAACATCAGATAAAACATCTCATCGTTACTCTCATAAATCCATTCAATCCAAATACAAGGAGAGCCATCATAAGAGTCTTCCTCAATGTTGTTTATATCAATATTTACTCTTGGTGTTCCATCTGGGAACTTATTGATTGTTACAATGTCGCCATTAATTTTAATCATATTCTACTCTCCAATCACTTCGATCTGACACATCTTCATAGTTGCTAATGCAGCCTTGTGGGTATCAGGTGTGACACCTGCACAGCAACTTGCATCTACTGTAATATCAATCTCAGGATAATTTGCTCTGATAATAAGTGCATTTGAAACCACACAGATGTCGGTGCATAATCCGCAAATCTCAACGCTTTCAAATCCAAAATCCTTCCAGTTTAACCAACCGAATGTAGGCTTATCAATCAGAATATCATTCTCAATATCAAAATCTAGCTTATCGGAAATCTGCCAACCAATAGTATTCTTTACACAGTGAGTAACAGGAAGATGCTTACCCTCATATGTTTCCAAATAATTCTCAGGGTGTGTGTCTCTTGTAAAGATTACCTGTTTACCAGCATCCTTGTACTCCTTAATTTTCTTTGCTACATTTGATACAATCTCCTGCGCTTCCTTTGTGCCAAGTGTTCCATCAATAAAATCATTCTGCATGTCTACAACAATTAATGTTTCTCTCATTTTGTTACCTCTTTTCTTTGTTCTTTCATTACCAAATGGGTAAGATTATCCACTTTTCCCTTTAATTCTTTATTCTCTTTTTCAAGTGCAGCTATTTTATTTCTCAATATATCTTCTGTTGAAAATTTTCTGAATTCCAATCTGCTTATAATCAGACGAAATAGTTTTAACAGAATAATTGCTAATGTAATCTGGTGTTCCATCAAGATATGTAATAGTTGGTTCAAAAAATCCACGTTTTTTACACTCATCACAATGACAAATGGATGAAATATATCCAATTTTGCCATCACTATTCTCTACAAAATCACCTTCATGGAATTGGATATCTGTTATAGGATCTTTAAATGTAAGAGTTACAACACCCATACCTTGATTACTCCCAATATATAAGTAGCCCAGATTTTCATACTCTTTGATCGTTTTGTGGGCATCACTTAAACTTACTTTAACTATCATTTATATTTCCTTACCTTTCTATTTAATTCCAGTCGCAGCAATCAATATATGTCCCATCTTATTAGCTCTATCATTGCCATAATCATATATAATTGCCTTTGATATGTTCAAATCTTCATTGTTGAAATATAAATAAGTTTCGCTATCTTTTTCTAATGATTCTTGATTATGTATCAAATTGCATTCTTTATAAATGTGATCAAATAGATGTGGTCTTGTTTTCAGAAAAATTTCCAACATCTGCTCTGCCGACATATTATTATCATCTTTGTTATTCATGTTCTCTCCTTTACTCATACATTCCATCCGCAATTGTCACAGGGCATCCGTAAAATCCCCACGTCTCAACAAATTTTCCAGTGTCAATATCAAATTTTGCTGTAGCTGCCGCATGCGGGAAACCACCATCATATCCTCTTACATAGATATAGTTGTCAATTTTCTTTGCGCCAATCATATCTAATTGATTCTTATAACACCATTCACCTGCTAATTTATGTGCCAAGTCATATACTTCTTTATTCATACCGCACCTCTTTTCTTGTTTTTATATGTATTTATTCTCTAAAACTCAGAAGAAATTCCGCTTTCTTTCGGTCTTGGTTTTTATACAATATATAGTATTTCTTGCAATTCCTTGATACTATATATTGTATATTATTTTAGTTTTCTACTGTCATAGATGTTTCCCATACCATAACCATGAGTGCAAGCCATTAATGTGAAACAAATACCCTCTATTCCAATAACTCTACCGCCAATAAGACTATTCTCACTTACAGTTCCAACTCTTTGTACATCGTTTTCATAAGTTACATTTTGAATAGAGGGTAAATTAAAATTTTTTGCCACCGTATACAAGTAACTGAACCCACCAGCATTACCTACAGGCTGTGCCAATAAACACATTGCTACATGATCTGAATCATATACTCTATTACCCTGACGAAATTGCTTTCCAAAATTTATTTCACCGACACCACCAACTAACTGTGGTTTATCACCACAAGCAGAACTTAATCCACTTGTGGCTGATGAAAATTTACCATCTTCTCATCTGTACAAATATATGTATTGTCATACTGAGCCTTATATAAATGCTCAATCAACAAAGAGATGCAAGTTGTCACTATACTGTTACCGCTTTGTTTATATCCCTGAGTATCAGACATTCCAACTGCTTTACAGTTCTCATAATCAATATCATCGAATCCCATGAGCCTGTGGCACTCTTTTGGCGTGAGCTTCCTCACAACTCTTAAATTGTCTCTTTCAACTTTTGGTTCTGTATTACCGCCACCACAAGTATGCATAGCTGGTGTAATTCCATCTTCGCTATATACTCTGCGAGACTGTTCATGCATTCTCTGAAACTTTTCGCTGCATAAATCAGCAATATGTATTGGTTCGTTTGAGTCGGCAAGAATCTGTTTTGGCTGTTTATAATCGGTTGCCATTAAAGTACCCATTACTGAATCCTGCTGATAAACTAAATCTCTGTTACCTAATCTGGTACAATTTTGTCCAATTGTTGTTCCTACTACATTCTTTTCAAATTTTGGATCTGTTATCTGAAGTCTTTTCTGTACTTCATCAGATAAGAAATATTTCTCCAGAACACTGCTATCTGTTTCTAATAAATCCTTTAATCTGATTCCTGTATCAAAAGGCTGTGGAAATTCAAAAGACTTGGTATCAATATCCTTACGAATAGAGATACAGAAGATTCTATTTCGATTCTGTGGAATACCTGTATTCTTTGCATTGATTGTCTGATAATATGAGTTATATCCCAAGTTATCAAGCCGAATCAGCCAATCCTTAAAACTGTCAATATACTTCTTTGATACAAGAGCATCTACATTCTCCATAAGCAAATACTTTGGTAATGTATTATTCTCTTTTGCTTTTACAAGAAGTCTCTCAACTTCATACAATAAACCTGAACGAGTTGATTTAATGTTGTGGCTGCCACAATTAGGGCATGTATAACGAGTATCTACGTCTAATTCAGATGGATCATATTCACAACCACAATCATGACATGTCCACTTTAATCCTTCCTGCTTACCGGCGATTGACAAATCTGTACATGGAGTCGAGTATGTAAGTAAATCACTATATGGCAGTGACTCAATCTGCATCATATCGCCAAGATTATGTGAAATATGGTCTGCTAACCAATATTTCTCAATACCTTTTGCCTTGTTCTTCTTTCGTGAAAGCTTCTCCCAATCATACGGAACATCTTTCTTAAAATCATATCCAAGTCTCTTATCTGTAAGCTGTTTTACCATTTCTTCTTTACTTGGATAATCTTCATAATTTTCAATCATCTCATTAGTTAATCCACAATGAATTGCAGCATAACTAACTACTACTTCTTTGTCTAAATCTGCTGTTGCAATCATATTTGCATTGAAGAGATGAGTATTATCAATTCCCTTCATCTGCGCACCAATACCACTGCAAAGCTCAATTACACTTAACTCACAATAATTATTTTTTTCTTATGGTTTTTGCAGACGTGCAAATTCCATAGGATTTTACAATAAAATAATTAAGAAGAAAGGAATTAACAGTAAATTCTAGGATAAATGATTGCGCAATCTCTGTAGATTAAAGGATTTTGACAGAGAATAAAGAAAAAAATATTTCTTGTTACTTTTTTGGAAAATTTGGCTGAATCGCCAAGATAGAAATTTCTATATACGATTATTCTCTATCGAATTGCTATAAACATAATCCATGTCATAACAATTTGAAGAATATGTATTAACTGATCCTGAATAAGATTTATATTTTTCTTATTTGCTTTACAATCATCTATAATACAATGGATTACCCAGTTAAAACAAAATACAAAAACATACATCTTATATATTAACTCGTTTGGGTTAAAATATGTATAAATTGTTGGAATTAGCATAATCATAAAAGTCCAACTAAAGGCATGTTCACATAATGCCATAATATAATCGTTTTTATATAATTTATCAGGTGCATTTTTCTTCCACCATGACTTTTGTTTTGCTGATGCTAACCAACCTTGTAGATAATAATCGTCTACAATATGACAGAATAACATAGCTAATAACAAAATAGTTTTTAAAAACATTCATTTCACCTCACTTCTCAAGAAAATTTGGCTGATCAGCCATGAATAGAATTACTTCTATATTAGATTATTCTTTACATACTTTCTAATAAAACTGTTTCCAGTTCGATAGAACCCCAATTATTATTTGGTTTAATATAAGCGATTGATAAAACAGAACACTCATAACCAGGAGAATCAAATGCGTCTGTAACATCCAACTTAAAAGAAATGTTCTTCTTAGTTAATTCCTTCTTTAACTCGTCAACGACATCATAATAATTTTCTTCATCTTCTCTGTAACGATGATAATATTCATGTTCTTCATCAAAATACTTGTCCAAAATTTCTTCTATAATATCCATTCATCTTACCTCACTCTATTGGAATCATCTTTACCACATTATCACCAATATGTTCAACCGCATGATAATCTACAATCGACTTTAAAAAATCACATCTATTAGGTTCACATCCTCTTCCTTTGTATAAATTACATACATAATTACCATGTAACTGATTTGTACATTCAGAAAAGATACATTCTTTTGGTTCATCTGGCATTTTATCTACAATAATTTTCATATTCTCACATCACTATTCAAAGACTTCCTCAATAACTTTCAACTTAATACTCTGACTAAATTCTGAACCAGCAGCTTTTGGATGACCACCGCCACCAAATAAACTTGCTACATCTTTACCAAGATCAATATCTTCTTTAACGGTTCTATAAGATACCGTGCAACCATCAATATCAATCATTGCCACAAAATCAATTTCAGGATGCATTTTACAAAGTCTATTACCTAATTCGCTAACGAACCTATCTGCAAATACAAAGCCACAAACCTTACCGCACATAGGACTGGTAAACATGGTTTCATTCTTCTCTTCGATGTATCTATCAATTTCATCCTGCTTAATCTTTAGAACAACCTCATCTTTGGCAGATAATAATGGGAATATTTCACCACGTATCTCCGAAATACACCAATGAATAAAATCATCTCGACCATACAGATAAAGTAAGTCATTTACCTGCTTACAAATAACACCATCTTCACCGAGTTCTGACCATCTCCAAGTGTCATAATCTCTCACAAGTTCAGCAAATCTCTCTAATGCTTTATTATTCTCTAACTCTTCACTCAGGCTACCATTCATACCTAACCAATGATAAAACAACATAGTTCCCGATGTTTTAATTCCTTTGGAATCTTCGATAACTACATCACACCAATCATACTTATTTAATCCAAGAGCTGTTGGATGATGATCTAATAACTGAACATTGTCTCTTTTATTTAGCAACTCAGCAGTTTCTTCATTGACATGAATATCGGTAATATAAATTGGGATTGTGTCGTCCTGTTCTGTTTCCAAATATTCCTTTACAGTTGAATCAATATTGTCGTAATCACAGTATGAAATATCTACATATTTACCAAATGCAAGTTTTGCCAAAACTGCACAACCTATACCATCAAGATCTGTGTGTGTGAATAATTTAACCATGTAATCTCCTCTCTGCTATTTCTAATAATTTTTCTTTCTCATTTTTATATTCTCCACTAATGACTAAATCCAACAGATTATTTAATACCTCACCAATTTCTTTTCCTGGTTTATATCCAATAGTAATTAAATCCTTACCATTGACTGCTAAATCCTTTAGAGAAAAACATTCATCGTCTTGTAAGACTTCTTCTAAAATGTATTCAATGTTATCAATCTTTTGCAATCTAGTTTCCTGATTCATGTCTGCTTGTGCTTTAATATCAGCTCTGCGAACATTTAGTAATCTTCTGAACTGTTCCTCTCCGATTTTATTAAGCCATCTCTTGATATATTTCTTTCCCACCTCAAAAGTAGCATCATGATAATAGACTAATTCAACGACCTTTTCTCTTGTATCATTGTCAAATCTTAATCGCTTCATTATTTCATTGGTCATATCAGCACTGACTCTTCCATGACCTTTGAAATGTCTAATGCCGTCCTCACCGTCTTGATAACAATGTGGCTTTCCTATATCATGAAAAAATACAGCCAATGACGTAATCAAATCTCTTGGATTCAAGTCAGGTTCATAATCACATTCATAAGCTTGTACTGCATGTACTGTATGATTCCATACATCATAGATGTGATATGGATTATTCTGTTGAAAACCGAGCATATCTTTAATTTCAGGAATGAACAACGAGAATACTTCGTGATATAAGACCATTTGTACACAGAAATCACTCGATGCAGCAATTTTACAGAACTCACTATTGATCCTTTCAATAGATATATTCTCCAAATTCTTATACATTTTAGAGATATTCCAATCTGTATCAGGTTCAAGGACAACTGAATGATTTGTTGTTTGGTAAGATAATCTTCTTCTAAAATATTAATATTTGGTATTTTCGTATATAGTATTTTATATCACCTCTTTCAAATTCACCTCAATTTTTGTTATATCAATAAAATATCACTTATTCGTTATCATATCCAAAAACAACAACTCATCTTTCTTCAATGTGATATCATAATCTTTCCACTTTTCCATCAACTCTCTTGTATCGAATCCATGTTCTACGACAATTGCATAACCATGAGGAGTTTTATGTTTCTCAATATATCTCAATGGAATATTAGAAAAATGATTAATATCTTCCATAAATCCTTTCACAAGAATCGCATCATCCACATCAAAATCAAATAACCATTTGCTTTCATCTCGATTTTGTACTTGCTGTGCAACGGATGCCAATGTGCGATTGAGCTGAGTTACACTTAGCCTATCTCTTAACAGACGAATAGTAAACTCTTCTCTGATTTTCTCTTCGTTCCTAGAATTAACTGATCTATATAATCTTGTCTGTTCACCAGAAACTCCTTTAGTTGCAAAACTTTTAAATTCTTCAATTATTTTATCTTCATTCTCTTTATATTCAAGAATTGTCTTATCTCGTTGCTTAAAATTTGGAATACCCTTATTATCCTTGTTACGAGAACGCATTAGATATTTGTGATGCTGCTGACAAAGCGGCGGAAGCAAGTGCCAAGTATGCAGAGACAAAAGTTACAGACACACAAGGTATTGGATCACCAAACGACTCAGGAAATTCAAGCGGAAACGGTTCTGGTTATTCTGGTAATAACAATGATGACAAGCAAAAAGAGTTGAATAAACTCAAAAAGAAAGCAAATGTAATTACTATTACTCTTCTACCGTCAGACACTATGAACTTATTCGGAAAGTTTACACATCAAATTATAATTCGAGATATTCACAGTTCTATCTTTGTTGCTGATCTCGGCAAAATATCAATCAAACCTTTAATTAAATAATTAAAAATAAGGAGGAAAGCTATTATGGCAATGACTACATATTTAAAAAATAAAACACTTGATAATCAGTTTAGAGGAGAAAGCTATACTCCACCAAGCATTATTTATGTTGCATTGAGTAAATCTGCACCCACAGATGCAGGATCGAATTGTACTGAACCAGACGCTTCAAGTTATAAGCGATTGGCAATCTCTTCTAATTCTGTGAATTGGAACGCATCTAATAATGGAACTATTTCAAATGCTAGTACGCTTCGTTTTGCTGAAGCGGAAGAATCTTGGACTACACAGGCTGCACCAATTACTCACTGGGCTATGTTCGATCAGGAGACAGGCGGTAATATGCTTTTTTATGGACAGCTCACAAAGACGCAGGAAGTACCAAGAGGTGCGATTTTGGAGTTCCCTGAGAATGGATTAACCACTACTATTCTTAATGCTTAGAAGACGTGAGGTGGTAATATGAGAAGTAATTACCATAGCATCAAAGCTATTATAGATAATTCACATAGTTATTCTGAGATGATACATGGAATTACTGCTTATACTCAAGGATTGTTTAGAGCGAATGTCATTAAAATTAAAAATACGGTTGTAACAAGACTGAGACTTGGATTAAAAACAAAACCAAATGTCATTAAAATTACAACCAAAACCGTTGACAGTTCTCTCAAAATTTATCCTAAGATAACAGAAAACAATATCATTGTAAAGAATAATTTTTTAAATAAACTGATGGTAAAATTACACCCATCAGAATCAAATCTAAAAATCGTAAACACTTTCTGGATCTATATTGCCAAAGTTTCCGAGATGATTAATGAAGTAAAAATTAAAAACGATGTAAAACATAATGTTGATATTCCTGAGAAAATGAAAGATAATTCTATCATTTTCGATGGAGTGGCTAACACTTCTGTTAGCAGTGTACTTCGTATTGCAAATAATGATATTTCAATTGATAATCCACCTGTAAATTCAGCGGCTTGGTATTTCTTAAAGTTAGGAAATTTATCGGGTGCTTTAGGCGAAATCCCAAATGAACCAATAGAAACTTTGGGAAGAAAGAAAGCAATTTAATGAAAGGAGAATTAAATGTCTGAAATATTACAGAATACTGGTGTAACATTGTGGTCTATTAGAGATGACTATGATGAGTTACAGACAAGTGTGTTTGAAGCCTTAACTGGTACTGGTGGAAAAAGTAATATTCGACTGATTGATGAAGCCATTGGAAATATTAATAGCAAGTTAAATGGATATTACTTTGAATACTCAGATGATAGATTGTATATTTGTAAGAAAAGCGAAAATGAGAATATAAAAAGATACCCTGTTACTCTTAATGACAATAATGGACATATTGCATCCAAAGTAGATGGAAACACAATTACTATTGACGAGAATGGTATTGTCAGAGGATTGCCTGTTGATGATGCTCTCTCTTCTATCTCAACAAATCCGATTCAGAATAAAGTCGTAAAGGCAAAAGTTGATGAAATTGAGAAAAATGTGTCAAAGAATACAGAAGATATTTCAAAAAATGGCACAAATATCTCAAACAATACCCAAAAAATCACTTCACTTGAAACAGCGGTTTCTTCGGAAAAAACACGAGCAGAAAGTGTGGAAAATCAACTAAAAACAGACCTTGAAAATGGAAAAAAGGTTTGGGATGACAAATATACCAAATCTGAGGTTGATAATAAATTTTCCACACTCGAAACCAATATCGACTGGAAAGAGGCTGTTAGCACTTTTGATGACATTGCACCAACATATCCTACCCCGGATGACGGATGGACGGTTAATGTAAAAGATACTGATTATACATATCGTTATAATGGTACTAAATGGGTTGCAATTTCAGCCAATGCCATTCCAAAGGCTACGGATAAGGTTGACGGACTTATGACAAAGGAATATGCAAAGAAGTTAGATGGACTGACAAAATATACACCAGACGGTACTACTATTACTGCTGACGAAGACGGAACTCTTCATGGTGCAGACACAATTCAAGTTGATGGGATCACAATCACAAGAGACGATGCTACAAAAGTAATTGCTCTCGCTAAAACATTACAAGATAAAATAGCCTTGGTTGATAATAAGATTGATAAAACTAATGTCGCAAATAATCTCACTACAACTGAGGCTGATTTTGTATTAGACGCAAGACAAGGTAAGGCTTTACAGGATCAATTAACTACTTTAAACGGCAGTCTAAATAGTAAGAAAGTACCGACAATCGGCATCGAAAACATATTTACTGAAAATCCGTTTGCTGTCATAGCCGATGGTGGTGGTTTGGCAACTGTTGGCGGTACAAAATGGGAACAAGATAATGGCGGGTATCACGTTGAAGATATAAAATATCCTGCCGGCGGATCAGTATCTCTAACTGTTAGTATGACATTGCCGGCTAATAGCATTGTGTTAATCGATGTAAATACGTTAAATTATGAAAATATTAAACTACAGGGTACGTGTATAAAATACAATTTAACAAGCAGCCCGTCCAATACTAGTTTGTCGATATTTTTTAGCGGAAGAAATGCAAATGTAACACTATCAACAATTAGATATATGCCGTTAGTTATTCATTTAGGTTAAAGAAAGGAAGGTAATAAAAATGGACAAAATTATCCTGAAAAACAAAACAGAGTTCGAGATCGCCGAAGGAGCGAGTCTCGGCAATATTCAGATTCAGTCGAAAGACTTTAATGGAATCAAGTCAATCACAGATGCCTTCTCGGAAGAGAATATCTCAAAGGTTACATTTACGCACAACGATCAGACTTCCGGTGAGTATGATGATCTTAAGTATGAAGGATTCTCATATGTGCCAAATAAGGGCAAGGATGGCACTGAAGATGGTACATACACCGTAACGGTCAGCTTGAGGACTAAGACAGAGATGGAGAAAGCAATCGATGAATTGAAAGCCGGGCATGAGTCCAATGCCGGAGCAATTCAGGATCTTGCAGATATGGTA